CCCGGCGGAGGTGAAACTCCACCGGTCCGCGCTGTCCGTCATGATCGTGAGCGAGGCGCTGCTGTCACGTCCAATCTTCGGCGTGACCATGGAAGTTGCGGCATAGATCGACCGTGGCGAGTTCGCCGACAGCCCTGCGCCGATGTCGGAGGTGTTATTGGCCCCGGCGTACAGATGGCCCGTGATTGGGATGCTCCACCGGACCGTGCCGTTGGTTTCGAGCGAAAGCGTTTGAGCGTCGTTGGTCCCGATGGTCAGCGTTGCCCCGGTGGTGTTGCCGCCGTTGATAATGCAAGCGGCCCAGCCCCACTGGCCAGAGCCGTCGGTTTGAAGGCATTGGCCGGGCAGGCCGTCGGCGATGGGGGCGATGGCGGATACATCGGCCGACATGGCGCCCGCGCGCAATTTAAACCAGTTGGTGCCAGATGCGCGGGGCTCTTGCAGCCAGAGGGCGCCAGCGGCGCTACCGGATGACTGGGCCACCTTGTAGGGCGTGGTGGCTTGCCCGTATGCGGCCAGAGACGCGAGAATAATTAGGAGTTGTCGCATTATGCTTGGTTGTTGACGGCTTGACCGCAGAACCACCACAGGCCATCGGATCGGCCTACGAATGGGAAGCAAAACGTAATTCCGGGAGCGGCCGGAATATTAGTGTTGGGCACAGTGGCAAACCAGTCGGTATGAAATGACACCGTATAGGGTGAAGCACCTGTTTCCCCGAAAACATAGAGGGTAGCACCGGGCGTGGCCGCTTGCGTCGGCGTGATCGTGGTATTGGCTGCAAGTACTCCAACTTCGTGCAAATACACGCCCGCGCCGCTCGTTCTCGTCACTTGCGCCCCGCTACCAGACACGCCTCCGCCAGCGGTGGACGCGCGGAGGATGTCAGTGTAGGTGCGGAGGAGTGGGCCTTTAACGGCTTCAATGCGCCCTGTCCACTGGTAATCGGCGGAGTCTACCGCGGCTTCCATGTGGGAAAGCGACACGGAACGCACAAGAAAATTCCCCGTCGTTCCGTACCCCGCGCGAGTGAACGACAGCACGTCGCCAGGGCGAACCGTGAGAATGTCCGGTTCCTTGAAATCGTTGGTTTCAGCGTTCAGAACCCACGTCAGTTCCTTATGCGCGTCCAAGTAGGCTTGCGCGGCCGTGGTGGCGTCCGAACGGGTAAGCTGGCCTTCTATCTCAATCAGCTTGTGATAAATCCCGCTGTTGCCCTCTGCCGTGGCGCGCGCGCTAATCTCGCCTGTATCGGAGACGCCGACATAGATTAGATCGATGCCCACGTAAGTGACTTCGAGCACCACGGCAAGCGCTAGCGCGGTATCGCCGTCGTCTTGCCTGATCTCCGCGCTTCCGGCCTGCCAATACCAATCTTTTCCGGTGTCTACACCCAGCACGCCAACGGTCGCATCGACGCCCGCCACGCGCACGGTAGGCGCTTGCGCGATGGGATAGTCAACGCTGAATGACTTCGTGGCGCCGTCGCCCGCGAAGGCTTGCATTTCCGGGTCACGCAGGGATTGCCCGACGCGAGCGGTAACCGTGTTGCAGTAGTCTTCGCGCGTGGCGCGGACTGATAACGAGGTTACGTTGGTTCCGTCCGTAAGGGCGAATGGGGCATCCGGCGATGCGGACGGCGTAAAAAAATGCAGCCGGTTTAGCTCGTCCACGTACCAGCGCATTCCGGCGATTTCGGCCAGGGCGTCAAAGGCTTCCTTGACGGTCGAATAATCCACCGCAAACCGGTCAGGCGTAGGCCCGGTTTCTACTAGTGAAACGTCGGTCAGATCGCCGGAAAGCGAGTTGCTGACGATATCGGAAACGATGTACAGCACTGTCTTTCCGGTCCACTCGTACAGCCCGGCCAGCCGGCGCGTGGTCGCGTAGTTTAGGTCAGTGGCGGTGATTCGGCATTCGTTAGCCGTCGTGTGATCCCGGCGCGTGGTGGTAACTTCCTGTGCCGTGCCGAAAAACTGGACGTCGCTGTTTTGGTCTTGGATTTCGATGATATTCCCGACAGCCGGAACTACTGAACCGGTGGCGTCGGTGGTGGTCACTTCGCACGTCGCCGGCTCACCGAGCGTGCGGGTAAGCGAGATAGACGCGGGGGCCGTTACGCTGTTGCGCAGCGTGGAGGCGATTAAAACCGAAATACCCACTAGATACCCCGCGCCTTCAAAAACCGCGCAAGGCGGTCAGCAAAGTCACCCATCTGGGCGTCGCTCATGAGGTAAGCCCCGGCCATGGACACAGTGACCGTTCCGCCGCCACCGCCGAACCCGCCAGCGGTTTCCATGCGGATAAGGGATTGCCAAATAGATTCCAGATACGGCCAATATTGGTTTGCTTTTTCGAGCGTGTGCAGTAAGTGGATAGACGCGGCTGCCGTATTGCGCTCCACCTGATTCATCGTTCCTTCCATGCGCGCGTTCTGGAAGTTTCCGACGATTCCGGAAATGAGACTGCCGACAGACGCCACGGCTGTTACCATGCCGGACAGTCCGCCGATTGCGGATGTGACGCCGCCGAGCCCACCTGTTTTAGCCGCGGCCCCGCCAAGGTCGCCCATGCCGCCTGTAGCGGACTTAATAACGCCCGTGCCGCCACCAAAGACGGTGCCAAAAATCCCGCCGACATCTAGCAGCTTTTTCGACAGCTTCGACAGCGCGCCTTCGATCAGTTCGCGCGTGATGGCCTGCCCGGCCTGCTTGGCAACTTTCTGCATCATGTCGCCGAATTTGCCGCCCTCAAAGATGATCCCGGCGATACCGCGGCTGAGGTCAGTGACGATTGTGGAGACTTGCTGGAGGGCTTTGGTTTGGGCCTTGCCGCTGATAGTAGCCGCGCGCCCGGTGCCTTCGATGGCTTCCTTGAGCTTTTGCTCGGCTTCGATGACCATATTGCCAGATACATTGGAATCGCCGCGCCGGTTGGCTTCACGCAGTAAATCGGCGTTGCGCTGAAGGTCGGCGATGCGCTTAGCGCGCGCCGATTCCGTCTCGATTCCAAGTTGTTTCGCTGCGTCTTCTGCGCTCCATGTGGTCGGCAGCGTGGGGAATCCGAGCGGAGTAGCCGTTCCCATCGCGCGCACGTTGTCATTTGCGACGAGTTTTTCTTGCTCTGCAATAGCTCGCTTTAGCGAGTCCGCATACTCATTTGAGCGGCGCGCCAGTCCCTCGAAAGCGCTGGAATTTAACTCCAGTTTTTTGCCCAGCCCGTCGCTTGCATGGATAAAATCAAACACCGCGTCTTTGGCAAGTCCAACGCCAGCCTTTACTCGCTCCAGTCCTTCCACGTACACCAGAGAGCTTTTAGAAATCACGGAAGACGCAACTTCTCCGTAACCTTTCGAGAAATCCATTACGGCTGTGCGCGCGGCAATACTTGACACCTTAATCGTGTTTGATGCCTTCTCGACCGTATCGCCTAGTTTTTTAACTTCGGTCGTTGCCTTCCCAGCATACTGGGCCATGATCTGAAACGTCGAAGGCACGCCCGCAAGCCCGCCCGCCGTCGAAATAAGTGCGCGCAGAGATGTTTCCATTTCGCGCGACCTGCCAGTCACGGCAGTAAACGCGGCGTTATTCAGGTTGCTCGGGTCGAGTTCCTTTTTGATGTCGCCGAAATCACGCACCGCGGACGTCGTGATAACGGAAATCGGAATCAGAATGGGGTGCGCGCGCGCATATGCCGCCGCGCTGGCGATCACGCCGCCCAGCTTGCCGAGATTGCCCAGTAACGTAGCCACGGGGCCGGCCGCCAATGTCAGCGCGCCGACGGCCAGCGCGACATCCTTGATTGGCCCCGGCATCGCCAAAAATGCGTCAACGCCATCGGCCGCTGCGGTTACCAGTTTTTCCACTTCCGGCAGTGCTTTGTTAACGGCCGGCAGGAGTTTCTGCCCAACACGCTCGGCCGCTTGCGTTACCGCATCGCTGAAGTTCTCAAAACTATTCTTCGTCCCGCCCGTAACCTGCTTCAGTTTTTCGAGTTGCGCGACGACCTTGGTAACAAACTCTTCCGCGCCAATACCGGCCTTTTGCAGTACCTCGGTGTCCGCAGTCCCAAACGCATCCTTGATGGCCACGCGGATCTGCGGCACGCGCTCCGCAAGTTGGTTGATTTCCTCCGCGCTGATCTTGCCTTTGCTGGCGATTTGAGACAACGCCAACGTCACGCCGTCCAGCTCGGCTTTCCCTTTGCCGACAGTGGCGAGCGCGTTTCCAAAAGCCTTCAATGACCGCTCGGCAAGTTGCGCGGAGAATCCGGCCGCCTGTAGGGACGTACTGCCCTGAATGGCTTCCTTGAACCCGAGGCCCGGCAGCTTCGCTACTTCTTTCAGGCGCGCAAGTTGGGTTTCGAGGGAACCGGATTCCTTGGTGACGGCGCCCAGGCCATTCTTCAGCGCTTCCATATCGGCCGCGGTCTTGACGACAGCTACACCCAAGGCCGCGGCTGGCGCGGTCATGCCCAGCGTCATAGCCGAACCAACAGACAACAGTTTCGCGCCAAGGCTTTCGACGCTGCGCGAGGCGGCGTTAACTTTGCCCGTGGTGGCGGCCGTCGCAGCCTCAACCTGCGACATAGCAGATTTGAAGCTGGTGGCGTCGCCGGTAATCCGATATGTGATGTCGTTGGCCATTATTTGATTCGGTTGATTGTGCCCACGGCTTTTGCGTAGGCGGAGGTGAGGAGGCGTGCGACGGTGGAACGGGTGGAAAAGATAGCCGAGCGGAAAAATCGGCCAGGTTTAATGCGACGGTCGGCGCGGCCACGCTCAAACAGGGCAGCGAGCGACATAGATAGCCCGCGCGCGGCCACTGTGCCGCCTTTACTGCGCGTTGCACCCTTGCCCCATGCGATAAAGAGGCTAGGGTCTTTAGCTTGCGTGGAAAGCCCGGTGCGCATCCCCACCAGCACGGCACGCTTTCGCTTGTCGTCGGTTGCGGCGCGAAAGTCGGAAAAGGCGAATATGGCTGGCTTGTCGCCGGAATACAGCCGCTTGGGGGCACCGACCGATGCCGCGCCAGCGCGGGCTTTATTGCGCACAATCAGCGCCGCCGCGCGGAACCCGTCTTGCACCTCAGCGCGGGCGTTTTCCCATGCGGCCCCAACGCGCTTACCGCCAGGGTCCACTACTTCAGCTATGGCGCGGAACGCGGCTTTTGCCTCTCGCAGCCGCGTCGCGTCGAATTTTGCGCCCCAGTTTTTCGCCATCGTCTAAGCCTGCCCCGTTCGCCTCGCCAGCAATCGTGAATAGGTCCGCTAATTGCCCCGGCGTTAGATCCCAAAACTCTTCGCTGCTTATTCCGATGTGGACACGAGCGCTGGCCCAGAGTCGGCGCCAGAACTCGCGTCTGTCGTAGGGCGGGCGGGCTCCTCTTCGAGCTTCATAATACGGCGGATAGCGGGCGCGAGTTCGTAAACTTGCTTTACCACTAAATCGCTGTAGAAGTCGGATTTCTCGCCGGTCACTGCGTCCATGCACTCAACTAGCGGCACTGCGGATGCGGGGAATTTTTGGCGCAGAATGGCATACAGTAGCACGCCGTTCTGGTAGAAGGCGGGCTTCGTGAATAGCGAGCCGGGACCGCCTTCCAGGATGTTGATGTCCAGCTCGCCAGCGGCCAGCGCGAGGCAGCCGTTAGTGAGCTGGAGGGAGTATGCCTTACCCCGCCACGGCACAAGCGTCGCGGGGGTTACGGGGTCAATCATTGCGTCTTTCCTTCGATGCCGCTAATTACGGCGTATCGGTGATTTCGGTCGTGAGTTTGACTGTCACGTTGTACATGTGGGCGCCGTCGTTGTCGTAGGCTGGCAACATGTTCTTCACGTAGCCGCTGAACGTCTTTGTGTCCGCGCCCGCGTCAGCTTCCACGATGCTCATAGCGACCGCCGAGTAGCTGGAGGCGTTGTAGGCGGCCAGCATCGCCTGTTGACCGGCGTCAGTCGGGTCCCAGTACATCGGAAACGACATCTCTTTTGCGGAACGGCGCCCGCCAATGAACACTTCGGTTTCATCGGCGATGGAGGTTACGTTGATGTCCGTTTTGTCGCCACCGCTGAAGCTGATCGTGCCAACGCCAGGAATGGTCGTCAGCGTGGCCGAGACAGTGTATTTGAATAGCGTTCCGGCAACTGCCGTAAATGTAGCCATGGTGGGGCTCCTTCTGCCTCACGGCAGTAGTTGAAGTGGTTGGGGGCCTTATATCCCCCTCGCCGGGTGTCTCACGACATGCCGGAAAACTAAGTGATGATACTCAACGTCTGCGCCACAGCAAACAGCCCGCGCGCCGCGGCCTCTTCGCTTACGAGGTCGCTTTCGTCCGTGACCGTGCAGCGCTTGAACGCCACGGTGCTAAATGTGCCTGTCACGTTGTCTAGGTCGGATTTCGTGGCCTCCGCACCCGCCCATGCGGCTGATTGGGATGCGGCGTAGTGTATGATTTCCACGCCATATTCGCGTGGTGCTCCAGCGCCGTTGATGTGCTGCGCAATGCGACGGCAGGAGGTTTGGCGAAATGCCATAAACGGCGCGGTGACGCCCTGCGTTTCGTAGCACCAGAACACTTTGGACGCGCCGTAGTGGGCGATTGTGGCGGTTGCGTCGGTGCGGAGGTGGGCACCTAGGGCTTCGGGGAGTGTCATGATCCGTAACTCACCGCGTCACGTGCGTAAATATGCAACGATTCGTGACGCTCTCCGGGGTTGCTGAGGCCCGTGATGTCGTAGTACCGGCCCGCGTATTTCAGCCGGTGGCGCGTGGTGAGTGTGTCCATGTACAGCGCCTCAAAAACTACGGCGTCTTCCTGTTGAAGCGCGCCCGCTACCACCACTTCACGCTGTGTCAAGTTGCGCTTGTGCGCCCAAAACTCAAGCGCCGGGGTATCGCTCCATGACGGCTGCGGGTCGCCCGCGTCGCCCGTGGTTTCGGTGCTGGCGAAGGCTTGAACCCATGCGTTACGCTGGCCGGTGCGGGTCATCGGATAATCCAGTTGGCTAGCAACGCCATGGCCCCAAGTTCGACTTGCTTGGATGTCACAACGGCCGAATCACCGACGCCTACGGCGCTGCGGTTTTCGTAGAAGTGGGTCGCAACCAGAAGAATAGCCGCCTGGATCTCGTATGGCGCATCGGCTGCCGTGGTCCACCCACAGATAAACTGAATTTCGATAGGGTCGAGGACGCGCAGGGTTGTGGATGGCCAGGATTGGTTGTAAGACAGGGCCAGCACGCCCGGATCTCGGGCGGTGGATACTTCCCAGTAGTCCGTCGAAAACGTAGTCTGCGTGCCCGCCGTGTCGGTGTATTTCACGTGGGTGACAGACTGGAGCTGGCCGAACGGCAGGTCGAACCTATCGCCGAATGGCCAGGAGTCCAGGAACCACTTCCAAGTCTGCGTCACCAGCTTGCGCCCGGTGATCGTCTCAACGTATGCCTGCGCCGCCCGCACATACGGCTGATACTGCTCGGGCGGTTGCCCGGCCGCGCGCGCGTGCGCCTCCATTTGCGCATCGGTGATGGCGAATTCGGTGGGCGCGGTGACGAGTTGGTAGGCGTGGGAGGTCATAGGTGAAAGGGCGGGGCGGAGGAGCCGCCCCGGTCAGGAGAGAGAGGGTTAGTCGATAACGGAGTTGGTCGTGGAATTCCCGAAGCGCGGGTTGTTCAGCACGATCAGGATGCCGCCGAGGACAGGGGAATCAACCACTTCCACCATCTTCAAGCGCACGTACTTATAGCCGACGCTTGCAAGTTCGGCTTGATCCACTTCGATGACGTACACCTGCGAGCTGCCCGCCGTGGTAGCGAAGCCCGCCGTGGTGGCGGCTGTCATAGCGCCGTTCGTGTCGTTGGGGGTGATGGCGCGGTAGTAGAACGGAACCGCCGTCGTGTTACTCGGGGTGACGTCGTCGCAGGCTTCGACAGTGACGGTCGACGTGCCAGTGGCGCCGACGCCCTTGTAGATGATGAACGTCGCGGACTGGTGGCCGGTGATGTCCACGATATCTGAGCCGGTCGTGCCGGCGAACGCATCGGCCACCGGGTCCAGGCCCTTGACCACATGCTTCGTAGCGAGAGATTCGTAACGCATAATGAGTTTTCCTTGTGGTTTCGTAGGCGAGGGCGGTGGTTAGCCGCCCTCCGGTGGATTAGGCGCGGACGGCGGTGGTCACGAACGGAGACAGTGTGTTGCTGCCCTTAAACGGCGTGATCGGCTTTTTGACGATGCACTGTCCGTTGAAATCATGGCTCCACTTGAACGCCATTTCGTCGTAAATGAAGCGGACGTGCATGGACGTGGCCGAGCGGAGGCCACCTTGCTCGATAAGCGCGTATTTCGACTTGTTCGCCAGCACCACATCGCCAGCGGTGCCGAGGGTTTCAGCCTGCTCCACGATGCGAATGGGATAGCCAAACAAAGTGCCGTAGTACGGGGAGCCCGCCGCGTTGTTGTTCGGCAGAAACACCGGCTGCTGGCCAATGGTCATCAATGGAAGCTGGCCGATGCAGTCGCGGTTGAGGAGCCATTCGACCGTATCGCCCGGATCGGCGTACAGCCGGGACAGCATGGCCGTGGCGTTTTCAATCACGAAGGTGGCGGCGGTCTGCGCGGCCTTCTTCGCAACCTGCACCAGCAAAGCCGTGCCTTCATGCGCTTGCGTTGCAAAGCCAAGGCACTCGCCGACGCCAGTACCGCGCCAGATTTCGTTGTCCTTCACAAACGCGAATTCCGAGGAAAACGCGTTTTGCAGGATGGCGGATGTGGCGGCGGAATTGCGGATTTGGCGCTCGCTGACGTAGGCAAGGCCCTTCAGTGACTCCAACTTGAGTTCCATCCGGTTGATTTTCGGCTTGGAAGACGTCGGCGCGTCGGTTTCGGCCGCGCGGTACACGCGAACGCCACCCCAGCGAGAGCCAGTCGCGCGGGAGGTTTCGTCGATGTATGGCAGTTCGACGCCATCGAACCCTTCGGAGATCGGAATGGTAAAGCATCCCGGCGCGATGCGGCCCAATTCCGCGGCCTTCGCGAGAATCGCGGTGCTGAAGTCGGTCTGCATCAGGAACCCGCCCTCAGTGCCAACGGTCGAGTTCATGCCCGACGCGGCGAGGTTGGTTTCCATCAGGCGCTTATCAATAGTGCCGCCCTGCCCCTGGAAAGAGCCGCGCGGGCTCTGCGCGCAAGCGATGGCGAAAAGCTGCTCGCCAAAGTTCTCGAAGGGCCGCTTGGCTTCGTTGTCGCTGAGAACCACAGCCGGCTGACGGCTCACATTTGCCTTGGCCAGTTTTTCCATTTCCGCGTAGGCGTCAAGCTGCTCTTGCACTCCTGCCTCTTCAGCAATGGCTGCCTTGGTGGCGGCGAGGTGTTCCGTGATGTTGTCGGGCTCGGCGACAGCGGTAAGCGCCTCGCGTTTAGCTTTGAGCGCGGCAAGCTGTTCAAGCAGTTGCTTTTTCTTCATAGGGGCTCCATTGCGCGCGTCCTTGAACCGGCATTCAATGCCGGTGGCGCGTGTGTGTTGGTTGGTATTCAGCGAGCGGATGAGCGGAGTCGAATGTATTCGTACTCGGCTCTGGCTTTGCTGTCGTCTGCTTCGCTGGCCGCGCCAGAGGGTGCAGAGAGGTCGGTGAAAAGCTCTGCCGGTACTTCCATTTGGCAGTCACTCAGAAATTGGGCGGATGGGTCAGCACCGCGCGAGACGAGCGAGACGTGGAACGGCTGCCACTTGGTAGCGCGAAGATGCGGAACGCCAGTCTCGACCGGTTCGGCCTTTACGAGTTCGCCGGTGATTCGCGCGCCCATGGAGACGTTGGCGAGCACGCCACTTTTGATGTCGCCGATGAGCCCGGCCATCTCCTGTCGGTCTGAGAAGCGGACGAAGGCCCGACCGGTTTCTTTGATTTCGGCGCGCTCGATGACGCCTAACGTGTGGTCAATGTCTTCGACGTGATCCACAACGAACGGGGCCCGGCCGCTATTCAGAAACGACAGATCCACGGCGCCTTCGTCCAGAGAAAACGAGAGGTGGAACATCTTCCGACCGTCGGTGCGCAGCACGGGCGTGCCCGCGTAGAACATGATTTCACGGACTTCTGGCGCGTTGGGTTGAGCGGCGAGGACTTGCCCGCCAAGGATGAATGTCGTTTTCACTGCGCCACCGCTTTCTGCTGTTGCTGTTGCCCGGCCATCGCCACCGGGATCATCGCGCCCTGCACCATGTACACTTCGCCGCCCTCGTAAGGGTTGCGGTTGTCAATGGCGCGAATTTCATTGGCGTTCAGGACACCGATGTTACGCATGGCGGAAAGGTAAGCCGCGCGGCCCGCGCTATCCCCGCGCATGAGTGCATCCAAATTGAACTCGGCATAGAATCGCTCAGACTCGCGCGGCCCGAATAGCTGCATATTGATGCGCCGTTCGATACGGGTGCATTCCGGGCGAATGGTGTTGGTTGCCCACTCAAGGCCCTGGTGCTCGATGTTATTGTTCGTGCTTCGCCCCAGTTCGCCGATCATGTGCAGCGGCACTCGATACGCGCGGGCAATCTCTTCGATTTGAAACTTGCGGAGTTCCACATATTGCATCTCCGTGTGGTTCACGGGTACAGTCTTGATTTCCATGCCACCGTCTAGAATGCCCAGCTTCCCGGCGTTCTTCACGCCGCCGAAGCGCTGCATCATGTAGTCGAGGAGCTGGAACTTTGCCGGATCCGCAAGCGAGTTCGGCGACGTGATGTAAGCCATCGGCGCCGCATTGTTGCGGAAGTAGTTCGCTCCGTAGCTTTCGGCGCTGGCGGCGAGCTCAAGCGACTGGCGCATGTAGGCCAGCGGATTCATGCCCTTGAGCCGCGTCACGCCGTCGTAGCCCATGCCGGGAATATGGAGGATGTCGCCCTGCACATACTCGCGGGTGGTTGCGCCTTCGCGGTAGAGGTAGACCAGCAAGCCGGTTTCCGCGTCCTTACGCACGTCCATTTTCGAGGAGTCGAGCGGAACAAGCTCGGCCACCGCGGCGCGCCGGTCCACGCGGATAAGCGCGTAGAAGTTGCCGTCCGTGCAGAGGGACTGCTCCGCCACCTGCCAAAACTCGAACGCGCTCATGGCGTCATTGGGCGCATCGTGAAGGAGGTAGTACAGTTCGTGGTCACGCGCCAGCTCGCGGCCTTCGCCGGTACGCCTGAAGACCTGGCAGGGCAGAGAGCCGATGGTTTCGGAGCGCAAGCGCACGCAAGCGTTCAACGCATTGATGCGAAGGGCAACCTCAGTGCTATCGAACTGACCGAGAAATGAACCGAATGACGGCGCTACTGAGCGGTACCAGAAGTCAGAATCAGGCGGTTCAGAAGCTCCGAGTTTAGTTAGTATTTTGCCAAAAAGGTTCAAGGTTGCCTGCTTCCCATATGGATTTCATTGGCTGGCCAATAATCGCAATCCCCGTCGCCATCGCCATAGCAATAACCGGGTCGATTCGCTTCGAGTTCTTCATCCGCTCGGGCTTCACCGGCTTGATGAGGTCGCCCGGCGCCTGCGTGATCTGCGTGCAGTCAACGGACCAGCGGACCAGCGGCGATCCTTCATGTACGGCGGCCCGGTCGTAAACCAGCTTTTCAAACCGCCTGCAGGCCGGGCTCATGGACTGATAGCCTTGCCCGAAGTCGATCACGTCTAGCCCAGCGTCTTGTAATTCTCGGGCGGTGTCGCGCGCGCCGTATCGGTCGAATGCGATCGCCTTAATGTCGTAATCGTCGGCCAGTTCTTTGATGTGAGCGGTGACATAGCGCCAGTCGGTTGTAGTTCCCGGCGTAAGCCGGATGTGGCCGTCAGCCGCCCACTGTGCATAGGGGACGCCGTCGCGTTTGCTTCGGTCTTCGATACGCTCGCCAGGCAGGTATGCCCAGACTTTGTAATAGACTTTTTCGCCCACCGGCCAGCACAGAGAGAATGCCGTTAGATCGTGTACCGCGGCAAGGTCGAGCCCGCCGTAGCAGGGATATCGGCGAAGTTCCGCCCAGTCAATCGGCGTGGGTGATGCGCAGACGTCCCATTCGTGAATCGGAATCCATTGGGTTTCTGCGGAGGTCCACTGGTTCAGGTACAGGCGCCGGAACTGGTTCTGTAGGTCCGGGCGGGCCATGGCCTGGTTGAATTCTTCCTCGTAGTCGGATAGCGAGTGGTGCCCGGTTTTGAGGAGCGGAAGGGCTTTCGGCCAAAGGCTTGTGTCTGTCCAATCGGCGTCGGCCGGAACTTCGTGGATCAGCGGGAGATAGGTTTCGTCCACCACCTCTCCAGCTAAGACGCGCTTCGCGTATTCGTACTCCCGGTAGCAGATCGTTTCCTGATCGCTACCGGCCGTGGTGATGATGACTCGGAGCGGTTGCTTTCGCGACTTGCTGCCCGTGGTCAGAGCGGCGTACAGTTCGGCTTGGGCCGGCCCCCAGGCGTGGAGTTCGTCGAACACCACCAGCGACGGGTTGTAGCCATGTTTGCGCTTGCCATCGGACGAGAGCACCCGGATAATTGAGCCGGTTCCCTTATGGCGGATCTTGCGCTGGGAGAGGGTGATCTCAACCATCGCCTCTAAGTCAGGCGATGCGGTGATTAGGTCGTAGACGGCCTCGAAGCAGATGGCGGCTTGGTCTGTGTCCGTCGCCGCGAAGTAGATTTCCTGCTTGGGCTCGTCGTCTAGAAAGAACACCACGACGACCAGCGCCGCGGCTCCCTGCGTCTTCGCCTGCTTGCGGCCGAGGGTCTGGAATATCTTTCGGTACAGCCGGCGCCCGTCGGCCCGCTTCCAGGCGACGGCGTTGATAATCATGCGCCGTGTGTGCGGCAGCAAAACGAACGGCTCAGGCCCACCGGAGCGGGTTGATTTGGTCAGCGTGAGGGTGCCGATAAACGCTTCAGCTACAACGGCGGCCTCCGCGTCAAACCATATTCCCGTTTCGTTTTGCACGTTCAATCAGCGCCAGCGTGGGCGATAGCGCCGTCGGCTTGCGAGTGTCCTTAATTCCGGCCCGTTGCCGGTTACGCGGCCCGATGTTGAGCTGCGAGCGTAGTTCGTCGATCTGTCGGCCCCAAGCCAGCTTTGTACGCCCGTCGGTTTCGTTGCGCCGCTCGATCATGGCGTCGGCCAGTTCGGCGTATTGGTCAGCGTCCACCTGCCGGATAGCCACGCCCGCGGCGCGGTTCTCGGCGACGAGCTTTTGGAACAGCTTCAGCCGATCGGATTTGCACCAGACGGGCGGGGTGATGTCTTCCTGTATCGGCTCGGGGATGACGCCGCCGTTGGCGACAGTGCCGCGCTTGCTGTCCGGTCGTGGTTGGAAGCCTCTAGCGCCCATATTGATAACTCAAACTCAAAAAGTTGGGAAAAACTCGCACGTGAA